GAGGTGCATTTTCTTCCACAATAAGCTTGTGTATTGCATCCCATTCACTGACCCAGTATTTCTTCTTAGTCGAACGAAAGAATAATCCTTCAGAAGTTCTCACGCTTTCTACATTGTGGTCTTCACAATGATCTAGCATTGCCTGTTTTATTATATCTAACTGTCGTATAAGGTTGCCATCTTCTTCCTTATACTTGGCTGACAGCATAGATCTCTCTGCTCGTATGCGTAGATACGTCTTTGCCAACTTGTCAGGGGTTATCTTGTCACCCATGTCTCTCTCCTATTCTTATTATATAGTAACATATAATAGTAAAAAGTACCTTAGTCAAGTACTTCTTTGTAAAGTTCTATAAATTTTGTGTGTACGTTTATTTTTCTATCTAATAGTCTGTATACGTGCTTTTCTGCATCAGAACCTTGTAGTTGTACGACAGTGCATTTATGTGTTTGTCCAGACCTATGCACACGTGCATTTGCTTGGTCGTATGTTTCTAACGAACTGGTTGGCCCCCACCACACCACTGTGTTAGCTCGTGTTAACGTGACACCATGCGCGGCTGCTTGTGGTTGGATCACGAGTACCTGTGGGTCATCATCTTCTTGAAACTGCTTAAATATATGTGTGCGTTTGTGTGCAGGTACATCTCCACGTATGACCTCTGTTGTTATGCCTTCTGAGCGTAGCTTATCTGTTAATATATCTATTGCATGTTTGAAAGGTACAAATACAAGGACTTTCTGGCTAGACTCGTCTATGACTTCTCGTAACACCTTGTATCTATTGTTAATGTCAAACTCTAATACATCACCTTCGTCTGTGTATATAGCCCCTGCTGATATTTGTAATAGCTTGTTAAGAGTTACAGCCGCGTTTACTGCTGTGATTTGTTCACCTGTTATATCTAACACAAGTTTTGTCTTTAGTTCTTTGTAATACTTCTTCTGTTGTGCTGTTAGCTCCACTTGTCTTTTAGTATATATCATTGGAGGTAGGTCAAGGCACTCCTCTTTGGTAAATCGTATGGCAGGTTGGAGGACTCTATATACTATGTCCGTGGCATCAGCACGTATCTTCCATGTAAACTGAGATACCTTGAACATAACCATATCTTTAAATGCACCAAAGAACCTTGGCACTTTGTATGGGTTTACAAGTTTAGCCAGCCCGTATGCGTCTGTAGGATTCTGCGCAGCTGGTGTACCTGTCATCATCCACAGCCACGTGTCATCATGCACCAGCTGACGTAGTAGCTTCCAACGTCTTGTCTGGGCGTTCTTGTAGTGTGTAGCTTCGTCCACAATAATCAGGTCAAACCCACCCTTTTTTAGCTCGTCAAGAACAATACCCACACCATCGTAGTTTATCACCACATAGTCTGAGCCTTCTTGCACTATCTTCTTACGTTTGTCAGCCGACCCGTGTGCCACTGATACAGTTCTATGCGTAGCGAATGTAAACAAGTCATCACGCCATGCGCTATCCATAATCGAGAGCGGGCATACTACAAGCACTCTGTTTATTACGCCTTGTTTTATAAGAAAGTCCGATGCCCATATAGCACTCGCTGTCTTTCCTGTACCTTGTTCGTTGAAACAAAATCCTTTCTGGTGTAAGGTAAGGAATGATGCTGTCGAAACTTGGTGGTCAAATGGTTTGTATCTTCCTGTCCATGTGTATTTTGCTTCTATGGGTGATGGTGATTTTATACCTAGCTGATTCAGGCTCCTTGCCTCTTCCAAACCCCAGTTAACAACCACTTGGTTGTCCCCTACAGCTTTGCTTTTAGGTATAGCATTTACGACTTTATCAGGGTCACGTAACCGTAACAGTAAAGCCTTGTTGTCTATTATTTGCATTTCTCTTTCTCATTTCTTCTTTTTCTTTTTTGCCTTGCTAGGTAAGATACCTTTGTTAACGGCTCTGGCTCTCTCGCTAAACCCTAACTTCTTACCTTGCTTGATCTTCTTTTTTATAGTTTCTACTCTAGCTACCATTACGTTTTACTTTTTTCTTCTTGGTCTTTAGCACCGACTGTATGGTCTTTGCCTGTTTTGCATGGGTCTTTGACGCTTTGCTTAGACCCTTCGCTACTTTCTTTAGTTTGTTTTGTATCTGTCTAGTCATTTTTTCTTGGTCGCCCCCTTTTTCGCTTCGTGTTTGGCTCTGAGTTCTTGCTTTGCTCTTTTCGCGATGGCGGCTTGCCTTGGCTTTCCTGCAACTTTGGCTCTTTGCTCCACCACAGTAAGGATTTGAATCTTCCTAGCATACGGCTTATTAATGCGCTTAACCTTACGAGCAGTTGCTTGGGCATCTGCCACAGTGGCAAATTTAATAGGGACTGTATCTTTGGGGTTTTCATCTGTGTATAATCTCCTGTCTGATCCTTTTGGCTTCTTACCTGTTCCGACTTTGGGGTCTCTCTTTTTCATTTCTTTTTCTTCTTCTGTCCGTTTCTTGCTCTATTCTTTGATGGGCTTTCTAGCCTTGTGCCGTCTTTGTTTGAGCCACCTTTGCTTAACATCTTATTATGTGATACGTCTTTACCTTTACGATTGATACCTTTTTTATCGTAGGCTCTTCTAGCACGTTGACGCTCCATCCTATCTGAGTGTTCACCACGTTCTTTCTGTTTCTTGTATTCTTTCTTGTAGGGTCTAGGTGACTTCGTGTACGGCATCAGTTACTCCCATTATAAACACACTCTATGACTGCGCAGTGTCTACGGCATAACCCACTGGGTCGTGCATTCCATGTGTCGTTATCGTGTGCGATTTGCATGCGATTAAAACTAGCTAACCATTTATCCCATAGGTCTGTCAACATATCTATCGTGTATTTTGCTTTTATAAACTTCTTAGCAATGACATACATCAAAGCCGCGTTAACCTGTTTTACTTCGGGAAAGTGTTTAAATGTAGCCATAGCCATAAGTTCCAGTTGTCCTTTGTCTGCATACTCTGCACTTCGTCCAGTCTTATAGTCTACCACCCATGCTTTTGTCTCGTCAACTATTACCAAGTCTGCTATACCACGCCACCACACGTTCTTGTCCTTGAACGTGCAAGGCTCAAGATCTGCGGTAAGACCCATACGCATCTCTGTAAACTTGTCACCCTGCTTACGTTTAAGTGCTTCCAGGGGACCGTTAAGGAAGGCAAACTTGTCTGGTATTGGTGTGCCATCACTTATAAAATCCTCTGCTACAGCGTGTAGTTCTGTGCCATAACGCATAGCTTCTGTGTATGGTTCTTTATAGTCCTTTGCTATCTTCATATGGTAGAACTGTTTGGGGCATTGTTCAAATGCCTTCATTCTACTATACGACCAAGGTGCTATACTCATTGAGGGTTTTTCTTATCTTTTATATTTACTACGTTATTGTCCTCGTAATCTTCACTTTTGAAAGGAGGAACACCTTCTGGTAACTTATCACCTACCTTTAAATCGTGTAGGTTATACTTTTCTATATATCTTTTTAATTGTTTACTTTGTCCTGTAAGCGAGGAGTCACTTAATTCATCAGTAGGAGTTTTAACGTAGTATACAGGTTTTTCTACCCAGTTTATACGTGCATTGAGTTCAGGTAGTCCAATATCATCGTTAAATAATCCTAGTGATAATTCTGATGAACATTCTTTACAAGTAAACTCTATGACAACTCCGTCTCTCCCGTGTATTTTATTAGGCATAGAAACCTTACCCATAGATAGTTGTAACGATTTACAGATAGGGCAATGTATGAAATCATCCCTTGTCCGTACGACTTGTTGGCGCATATCCATATAATATTCATCACTCATTCACATTCTCCATAAGATTTGCCTTTACCCGATTCGCAATCTATCGGTAAACCCTCTGCCCATTCTGGTGGCTGACGCATACATTCTTCGATGTATTCTTGTGCCTCGTCCACTTCTTCGTCTTTGACACAACACGCAATACTGTCATGTACTGTCAAGACAACTCTATACCTCTTTGCTATTTGTAGCATTTGTTCGCCAATAATGCAACGAGCTATGGCTTGGCACACATTCTCTATTATCTTACCACCATATATCCGCACACGACCACGCCTTGTTTTGTAGTCAAACTCCACGCCTTTGTCTGTAGTAGTAAATCGTAGATCGTCGTAGCGTAAGTGTAGTCCAGAGGGCAGGAGTATCTTACCATCTTCTACAAACAAGACACCA